AGCAGCCTTGGACATGCCTTCGTCAACAAGTGACTTCTGGACAGCTTCAACTTTGGATTCAAAGTCAGAAGGCTGGTCATCGGTAGCCGACTTACCAACTTCTTCCAGGATGTCTTCCTTGGAAACCATCTCTTTCAGGGCCTTCAGAACTTCCAGTACCGGAGCAGCGTCTTCAACGCCTTCGACAGCACGGAGAGCTTTTGCGATAGCTTCTTTATCAGCGTCTTCGCCGAGATATTGAGCATATTCAGCAGCCTTAGTAAGATATTCTTGAGCAGTACGGGCTTCGTGAGCAGCCTTCAGAACTTGGAGTTCTTTACTGGTTTCTTCGGCCTTCTCTGCGTAGGCTTTTTCCAGGGCTTCTACTTGCTCTTGGGCAAGCTCTTTAGCAGCCTTCTGGATCATCTCTTCAAGAGACTTCTGAGTCATTTCAGTATTTTCAACAGACATGTGGTTACTGTCCTCTTTGTTAATAGTTTTGTCTTCGGTAGGTGCAACATCCTCGTCTTGGCTTGTAACCGAAGACTGAGAATTCTTTTGAAGATACTTTGACTGGAAATCAGCAAAGCTCTTAGTTAGTTTGTTCATAACTTCTTGGTCAGCAGACTTGTTGATTTGAACAGAGTCAATATTGTCTTGGATATAATCGACAAGATCATTTGCGGTATATTCAAAACCGCCGGTAAGTTCTTCTGCTGTATAACCAAGAAGTCCTGCTACAACCTCAGCATCGTCAAACCAAATGTCCAGGTAACGAGTGAGGAATTGCATGATGGTCATCTTGACTGTGACATCTTTGGAAAGAGCTTTTTGAATCTCTTCTTCGGATGCCTTGGCACTCTTCATAACAAGTACACTTTGATTATTCGCAGACTTATCCACTAATGCCACATGGGCACCTTCGTCTTCAAAGTTAAAAGATTTAATCTTTCGAGTTGCTTTCTTAGTCATCAATAGTCTCCGTTGTCGCCATACAGCCTACAGAGAACCCTGTAAATGTACCGTCTTTGCACATATCCCAAAGCTCATCATCTCTAATCTTCATTGTCATCACCCAATCACCAGCTTTAACATCACCGTTACCGAGTTTGAAATCTGCCTTAGCAATATAAGATTCAATAGGTGTGGCTAGTTCGGTTTGGATAAGATGCTGTAGATTGGCTTTACGGCAAACTTCGTTGTAGTCATGGCAGGCTTTCTCTACGCAATCTTCATCATAAATATCGCCATGCAAATCTGTGTCATTAGGCCTGAGGACAACAGCAGTAAAGTGACGTTTCTCAACATCTACAGACTTAGCAATGCCTTCGTAATCACCTGGGTAATCTTCTCTTTGGGAAGGTCCGAAGTGTTTCTCTAGGACATTAACAATTTCGTCTTTCCAACTCATTAATTGGGCCTCTTAATTATTCTCATGGAGCTTCGGCAAGGATGGACTGGATTAGTAGCAGGCGGGTACATATCTCCACTTGGGAAGGTCTGTCCAATCTCTGCAATCGTCCTGTGATTAGATACGCAAGTATCAGTTGTTACATCGTCCAGTACCGATACCCACTGTTTAACGTACTCACCACGCTCTAACTGACCAGTCTCGACAAGTTGCGTGAAGGCAGCATCTTTAGCACCCTCTACGATACCCGTGCTGATCATTGTTGAAGCAAGTCTAAAACGAACCTCGACAAGTTGGTCAATACGCTTCTGAATACGCTGTTCAATAACCTTCTTAGAAAGACCCTCACCCTTCAAAGCATCTTCCATAGCCAGTACAGTACGTAGGTATCTTGGAGTAAGGCCATAGTAAAGCTTCAAACGCCTAGCAATTTCCTTATCATCCCAACCACGATCATCAGCAATAATCAACAACTCATTAAACATATTACTGTTTGTCTGAAGGATATGAGAAAGTTGATTATCGAAGATGTCTGAGAGTAGTGATTGAATACGCGGGTCCGAATAGTCTATAGAGAGGTCTTTCTTTTTAATCTCTCGAGAGGTTCTTTCCAGGCCAATACCAATCGACTTTTGAGAGGTATCTGATAGCTTTGAAAGAACCTCTGACGCCTTAGTTCTAAAGCGGCCTTGTACACTTCCGAAGTCTGAAAAAGAAAACGTTGACATTACTATACCGGAAGTTCCAGCAAGCAATGCCAGTGCAAGGAGAGCCAGAAGTTCTTCGTAAGCATCTTCTTCGAGTTCTTCTTCCTCGGGAAAAGGTGGGGATTCAGTAGCCATTATTCCTCCCGGTTAGAAGCCTCTGTAGCCTCTTCGGTAATCTTTTGCGATTGTCTTGCACGCTCCATAACCGAGCCTTCGCCATCCTGCTTAATGTTCTCAAAACCTGACCAGTCGCGGAGGGTATTTTCAATCCCTTCATCTGGAGTAATGAAGCCAGCGCCAGCAGCGTCTTTGAGGAACTTACCAATAGCTTCTAGGTTGGTATCATCAATACCATCGTGGACAAGCTTCGGTGTCTTAGTGGCATCCCAACCATTCAGCCTGAACAGTTCTGGGATAGCTTTTTCATTAAACTGCGAAGCTATATTGTCTAGGTAAGACACAAGTGCAGTTGTAAACACATCCATCTTTGAAGATGCTAGTGAGTAGCTCCCGACTGACTGGCCCCCGAGCAACACGACGTCCGAAGCCATAGACTGCATAATTCGACGGTCGTAACGCTCAATAATAGGAGAAACATTTACATTGTTACTACCATTAGAGCTAAGCAGTTCAATGTTATAAATGTACTGTCCAGTTCCTGTGTCTTCGTTACCGTAAATATCAGAAGCCATCAGAACGTAAGACTGATCATTTTTCTTTAACTGGCTGCCTAAAAGTTCATACATTCTGCGAAGCTTTTTAGCATCGTCGTCAGCATCAGCAGCAAGGAGTTCTGAAGGAACCCTGATAACCGGAATACCCGACAGGTTTCTTTCTACGCCTACGGCTTCTTGAACTTCAAGGTTACGTCTAAAGTAATAAGCTCGGTATGCTGACCGTAGAACACTCAAACCCCTAGGATTGTCCTTGTAAGAAGTCGTCCTGAACAACAGGAAGCGATTTTCAGGAATCCAAGTATCAATCTTATTCCAGAAGTCTTCTTGGCGAATAGCTGACAAGTCACCATGATCGTCAAACTTAAACTCTGTGACAGTATCCTGAGATCGGATAGGCAGCCTTCGCCAGCCAATAAAGCCGTCATTATACTTTGACTTGTACTTCTTATTAGTTTGCTCTGGTCCGAGACGCCTTTTATATACAATCTCGTGAACACTGAACCCGTAAGTAAGATAACTAAGAATCTCGTCAAGTGTTTCTGACCATGGCTTCGCTAAGTCATCTAAACAAGACCTTAGAAACTCAGCTTTCTCAGCCGCATCAGCAGGTTTGTTTACGCCTTGATATTCTTCAACGCGCCATTCAGAAGACTTGATAAACTGTTTGATCGCATAAAGAGCGCCACTAATAAGAGCGTCATGCTCCATCTCCGAATAGACTTTTATGCAATTGGGCCATTTAAGATCATTGACAATCTCTTCGTCAATATGGCCATTTTGATGTCGGAGTCCTGTTCCGCCTAACTCAGATAGCGGGGTATTTTTAGTTTTAGCAGAATCCATTAAAACCCCTATGAAGGAAATTGATATTAAATGAGTAGAACTTGAACAGAACTAATTGATCCAAGGCAAGTGTACAAGGAAACTGTTTAGTTCTGCAAGTTATATTTTACAGTGTTAAATATTCCACACGGATTCGGAATACATATCCGAAACGTCTAGTGCGATATTGGTAGGGACTTTTTTAGCTTGTGCAAGGTTGTTGAAGGCATCACTTGTTGAATCAACTTGGTCATCATGTCCTTTACCATCTCCTACGAAGTTTTCAAGTTCCTTTGTATAGTCGTCGTTCCAACTGCCTTTCACAATCTTTACAAGACCGGCCTCGGCTGCTGCTGAGAATGGTTCAAAACGTTCTAGCTTAGACTTTGTAGTCTTACACTTTTTGAACTTGTAACCAGCAAGGTTTTTTGCAAGGTCTTCGAAGACAGCTTTACCAGCACCACCTGGATCGAGGGGTAAACCGACTACGCATTTGTCTCCATCGACCTCTGCATATTTCCTCATTAGCTTCTTAACACCATCAGGACGTTTCCTGTCACGAACTGAGTGCATGATGTAATAATATCCATCAGCGCCTAGCCGAATCTTAACGCCTGCTGTGTAGTCAGGGGCAGGATTGACCTCAGAAGGAACTGTAGAAGCTGTGTCCCAAGCACGTATTTCAGCTTTTGCAGGAGGAACTTCTCCAGGGTCTACATACTCACACCAACTTTTTTGAAAGTAAGAACCAGAGTTAGCCTTTACATTCCAGTTCCCCAAATATAAAGCTTCACGTTCAACACGAGTAAGTGCTTTAAGGTTAGCTTCATAGGCAGGGTCTATTAACTTGTTATCTCTGA